CTATGACGCTGATTTATTTATCTATGGACGAAAACACGGATATTCTATCTATGATAGGTATTACAGATAATGATTACAGCAAACTTAACAATATTTCTAAAAAGACGCTTGTTGACCCACATATTTTAAAAAATACGAGCGAACCTATGAGTTCCGGCTTTGAACCTTACACCAGCGGGGGTTCCGTAGATAACTCCGACAACTCAAGCGATTCATCCTCTGAAACATCAAGTGATTCCGATTAGGCCAGGAATAAAGCCAAAAATTGACTCAAGATACAACTACATTATTTTATTACAGCCGATAAAAGCTATGAGCAAAACTCTTCTTAATAATTCTGTTATAACTTTCTTTTCAGCGAAGAAAGAATATAGAACGCTGAGTAATTTTTGGGAAAAAGACGTGGTAATTATGGCGAACAATAATGAAAGAGTGTATGAAAGTGGCGAGTATTGTTTTCAAGGAGAAAAATATACTAGACTTGGAGAATTATGCGAGGATAAAAATAGAAAGACTGAGCTTATAGATTATGGTAAGACATTTATGAAGCCTTCGCGATATAAAACGAGTGCCTGCGCGAAGAAAATGGGAGGTAAGAAGGGGCTGTTATTGAGTTGCGATGAGTTAGAAAAATGGCATTCAATTAGTATAGATGTTCAACATAGCATATGTAATTGGAAATCGGCAAATTATGAAGAAGTAAGAGAAGATTTGCTAAAAAGCGGAAATAAGATTTTGATACATCCGGCTATGAGATGTAGCGACGAAAAATTAGAAAAAACGAGGCCTTGGGAAGGGAGAGCAAAAATAGAGAATGGTGAGGTAATAGTATTAGGCAAGAACTTATTAGGAAACATTTGGATGAAATATAGATAGTGTATAGGTATTAACAAACGGTTTTGGGGTTGATATTGAGAGCTTTGAGAATCCTTTTGTAGAATTGTAGATTGAAATTGACTACGCTGCAATTTTCATATTCTTTAATGATGTTATCTTTTACACACATTTTTTGCGCCAACTCTTTTTGAGTGATATTGAGTGCTTTGCGTCCATCTACGATAGCCTGTGCATATTCGCGAGTAATCTTATTCAACTTAGGGATATCATCTTCAACTAGCTTGATATACTCCTTAAATCCTGGCTGATTTTGAGTATTGATTTGTTTCTGTACTGTGGTCTTCTTCAATACAACAGGTTCCCAATCTTGAAAGTTCGCAGAGCTCATCATCGTCTATTGTCTATATTGTATATTATATTATTATAATTGTCAATTTTTTATTTTTATTTATTTTTCCCTTTATATAAAAATTGATAATATATATATAGTTATATTTTATAATTATTATGAGCTATTCTAATGATGCTTTAGGTACTGTTAGTACTGTAGGTACTGTAGGTACCATTAGAGATATTATAGGTGATAAATTGGTAGTTGTGAAACCTGTTATAAAATGGGTGGGAGGTAAAACGCAAATAATTGACAAAGTTATTGCCAATTTTCCTGTAGATATAAATAATTATAGGGAAATATTTTTAGGAGGAGGCAGCGTATTATTAGCTTTATTATCATATGCCAAAAAAGACATCATAAAAATAAGAGGTAATATATATGCGTACGATTTAAATGAACCGCTCATTAATATTTATAAAAATATTCAATCAAAACATAATGAATTATATGCTGAGCTGAAGCATCTCGTTGATGACTTCGGCGAATGCGGCGAACGCAGAAATATAAATAGAAAAGCGGCCAATATAGATGAGGCCAAAGAGGCAAAAGAGAACTATTATTATTGGATTAGAAATAAATATAATAGTTTAAGTGCAGCTGAGAAAAATGACGTAATTGGTTCTGCTATGCTTATATTCTTAAATAAAACTTGTTTCAGAGGCATATTTAGGGTTGGCCCAAATGGATTCAACGTTCCATATGGAAATTATAAAAATCCTGAAATTATTAACAAAAATCACTTGGATATTATACACGACCTAATCAAAGACGTTATATTTAAATGTAGCGATTTTAGAGAATCTATGATAAATATTGAAGATGGGGATTTTCTATATCTAGACCCACCATATGTTCCGGAAAAAAATACATCATTTGTAGGATATACTAAGGGTGGCTTTGATATTGCTAATCATAACGAGCTATTTGCTATAATACATACATTAAAGGAAAAAAACATAAAAATGGCTATGAGTAATTCAGATGTAGAAATAATTCGCAATATCTTTTCTGCGAATGAATATAATTATACCATAGAAACTTTAGTATGCAAAAGGTCTATTAATTCAAAAAATCCTGATTCAAAGACAAATGAGGTAATCATTAGAAATTATTAGATAAGCCATAGGGGCATACTTAGGAAATGACCCATTTATTTAGTAATTCAAAGTAATCTTCGTCGTCTCCAAAAAACACACAGATATTAGCCTTAAAAAATGTTCTAAAAACACACTTATTCTATAAAAATTGATGAGACATATAAGAATATTACTTGCCCACCAAATAGATTGAGAGCCAGCAAGCCAACAGCAAGCCAACAGCAAGCCAGCCAAAACAAGTGAATAATGACCACAACAGCTAACGCAGCGACCACAGCGACCGTAAAGCAAATCTTTGAATATGATGGTGATATTATATCGGTTGACCTTTCAAATGTTAGGATTTGCCCGGGACCCTGTAATAACACTATGGAGGAGCCAGAGCCTTCTTCTATCTATACGACACATAATATTGACAATAATCGCGTAGAAGAAATGCATTATTTCAAGCCATATTCGGGTGGCAAATATGCAAGGTTCTGCTATCCTATCAATAATACGCAGACGCTCATTCTTAACAATTTGCGAATCTGTGCATCGTGTCATCGCAGGTATCTTGAGTTTAGCGAGGAGGATTGTACAGAAGAGCTAATGAATGATGCCAAAATCATTATGAAAAAACTAGAAAAGAACCTGGTCTAATATAGATATGTCTTAGGATAGTTAGGTATATATTATGTATTTTTTTATTTTTTTTTTGATTAAAAATAAAAATTGATTATATCACAAGATATATAGAATATTAACATATTAACATATTAACATAATCATACTATGAATAGTGAGAATAGGCGCACTCTATATCAGAGAGCTGGAGAAATTATTGTCAATAGGTATAATAATATTAGGGACATTCCGGAAAAATATTTGTTATTTTATAAGAATTATATCCCGCTTTCAATTGGACAAAAGAGAAAATATGAAGGTGGTGGAGAAGATGATAGTATGGCTTAATAAAAAATCTTACTCTTGACATTTTTGACTACATAATCTAAATAAAAATCCTTGTTAATTGATTGAGCCGCTATGGGCTTAAACTTGCGCCCGAAAAAACAAGGACTTTTTAATAAATGAAGCAATTCGGCCTGTGTTATATGTATATAATTTTTTAATTCTCTATCCGTTGCATATTTATAATCCATTCCTTCCCAATTCGCAAATGTCGTAGCAATTTCGGGAGGTGAATTATATGAAGTAGCTTTAATCTCTTCGCTGAGTCTATCGCCGTAAGTATAGGATAGATAGGTTATATAGCATAATTCATCAGCAGCGTAAGCACTCTTAAACCACAGCAAATATTCTGTGTTATTTACTAGCAATTCGCTATGTTTTCTATTCAATATACACCATTGCGAAGCCTTATTCAAATATTTCATATCTATATATGTTAGTGCTGCGATACAATCTGGGAGACAATCCTCGGGATTAGCTATGTGAAAATATGAAAAGGACTCTTCTATCTTATCATAGATATATTCAAATGGTTTAAAGGGAATACAAGAGCCTGATAAGAATATAAAATGCGTATTATTTTTATCCTTTAATGCCTCGGATAACATATAATTTTGCGCCTTTACAATTGAAATATCAGCATATTTTGTAGGTATATTTTTGGCTACCTTGAACTCTTCTAAATACTCCAAGCGCTCATCGTATTTATAATGTATATATATGCTGTACTTGCTCTTATCTATATTGCTAAAAAACATATGCCATAATTCTTCGTGATTTATAACATTATATATCAAAAATATAAAGGCAATTTTTTTCATTTATATTTATATTTCAAAATATATTTATATGAGATTTATGTAATCTATTATAACATTTTAAGCAGTTATAATAAGCAATAAAAATAAAGATGCTCTCGGGGAGACTTGAACTCCCAATCTTTGGCTCATAAGACCAACGCTTTAACCGATTAAGCTACGAGAGCCGTATGTGTACGGGAGGAATTGCTCCCATATTATATATAATATGCCTAATTCTTATATCTGTTTCCAACGGATCCAACTGATATGCAATCTAATAATTTAGGTTTTACAAAATTTCACGCCAATTTCGCAAATCTTACCAAACGAGGTATGTGCATCTTTTAATTGGCGAGCATATAATATATACTCATTTTCTGTTAATTTTTCATTTTTAACTGCTTTCTCATAAATTTCAAGCATACTCCTTGATAATTCTGTATATTTATCCTTCAATTTTGTCAAAATCAGTCTGTTCTTATTTTTGCTGTTAAAGGTCGTAAATATAAGTCTTTCTAACTTACACATTTTAACTTGATTATCATAAACTTCAAGTGTAATTCTGTTTTTAGGGTCTATATCTAATTTATTGGCGATGATATTCCTTGTTTGCTTGGTAATACTATCAAAATTTCTCTCAGCGATAGTATCTATCTGAAAGAAAAGTTTCTGTTCAACGGCTTCAAATGCAGTCATTAAGAGATTGTATATAAAAATAAAAAAATTTATCAATTTTTATTTTTCCCTTGATATTTTAGGAAAATTTATAAAACGATGAGATATCAGTATTACATCAAAAAATTTCATTATAACCCTTTTAAGCAGTTATAATAATCAATAAAAATAAAAGTGCTCTCGGGGAGACTTGAACTCCCAATCTTTGGCTCATAAGACCAACGCTTTAACCGATTAAGCTACGAGAGCTGTATGTGTATGAGAGGAATTGCTC